TGATTGTTGGTTTGAGAGGCGGGTACGGTGAATGACTGCGTGAAGTCCGTAAATACCTTTGAGATATCTTGGACATTCTGCACCGACAAATTGATGCTTATTTCCTCATCTTGGAATAAGTCAAGCCGTTGGTCGTTGATGTAAATATCTACTTGGTTCATCGGATCAAATTGCGCTCGTTATGCCCGTAGGTAAACGTGATGGTGTAATTGATGTTTTTGGTGTTGACTGATTTTTGGTAGTCAATCGTACCGCGTTGGGGATTTACGCTTCGGTAGCTACCGCCCTCATAGATGCGTACATCCTCGCTCATCAGCATATCCTCAATCACATCCTTATAGGCTTCCTCTACCCAGCCCGTATTTAGGGTGATAGTGTTTCGTGAATTGACATTGAAATCTTGGTATTGAGCCGTCTTAAAGTCCGGCTCGGTAAAGGCATCAGCATAGAGGCTACGCTTGTATTGGTCGTTAGTAAATGTGCCTTGCTCCGTGCTTACCTTAAAGAAGGTGAGGTAATCACTTACTCCATAGCGATTGACATACTGGATTATTTCGGGAGTATATTTCGTTTCGCACACCACCTCATAGTTGTGCGTATCGGCATCTACGCCTCCAAGAGCTTCAATGGCATTCATTAGGCAAGTGAACCCCTCTACCGTGCCTCCGTCTGCCTCTACTCGCGCCTTGTAGTCAATGCCCTCGTTGTTAGTGATCAGGCCAATTGAGTAGGTAGTCGTAGGCGTTACTCCTACCAAGTCTTCAATGTTAGGCACTCCACTTGGGATATAGATTACCTTGTTTTGGCTTTCGTTAGATGTGTTTGAAAAGCCCAACTCATCCGCAAGGACATACCAGTAATTAGTGCCGTCAATCTTATACACCACTCCGTTTAGTCCCGTGTAGGCAGCATATTGAGAAGCGAGAGATTGGCGGTGAGACGCATATACCTGATAGGTGCGGTCAATGGTCATTCGTGCCGAGTCGTACTTTCGGTTTTGTGCCTCGCCTCTTTTTGTCCATCCATCGGTAGCAAGAAACGCATAGGTAGTACCCGTTCCCCAAGGGGCGGTTACGGGCGTTGCGCCATTATCTGAATACGTCCAATCCCCAGCAATAGCAACCCAAATAACTTCACCGACCTCACTTGCGCTAAAGGTACTAATATTGAACAAGCCCATAGGATGGGAGTACTGGTCTTGCGTGAGATTGCTGATCTCAAAGTTGATTACCTCATCAATAGAGTAAGCCTTGCTCAATGAGTAGTTGTTAGAAGCTGGGGGGCTTGTTTTAGCCCCCGTATACAACTTAACGCCAAGCGTCATACTATCAAGTGAGTCGTTAGCAAGAGCGTTATTCTTGCCCGTTACAAAGATTGGGCTACGGCTAAAGCGTAGGCTTTCGGGATAGCCTAAAGTGGGTGTACTCATTTTTCTTTACCTAATGTGAAGCGAAGGAAGTCCGCTACGTCCAAGCCAAATGGCTCTGTGATTTCCTTCGGTAGTTGTTCAAATGCTATTCTAAAGGGTGTTTGGAAGAAGTAAGTAGGGGCAATGCCCTTTTGCTTAATCTTTCGGTTGATCAGGTAGGCTAATGAATTGACTCTTGCTTCGGTGGCTTTTACAAAGCTTCCCGTCTCCAAGTCCCTCAAGCGGATAGGCTTTTGGCGTATCCACGCCTTCAACGCATCAGGAGGTACGCCCTTGCCGGGCTTACGCCCTTGGTCTACCACATAGCCGTAGGTCTTCCACGCATCGTTGTTCTCAAAAAACTTGAGGTCAATGGAGCTATCCATTGTCTTTAGGGTATACGATCCCGGAAGTGATTCGCGCAACCTACCGGAGGAGTCCGTCCTCCGTCTCTTGCCGTCAATAGTACGGTATGCCCCAAGCTCTAATTGCGCTTGTTGCAACACCCTATCTGCAAAGGCCGTTAGGTAGGCGTTTGTATTCTCCCAAATCATTAGCAGATAGAGATTTCGGTATTGGGTGTGATGACATCAAAGGTGCAGTTCCATCCCGCCAAGAGGTTCTCAAAGCGGTCTTGGAAGGGGAGGCATTGGGGAGTGCCTTCCAGTTGGTACTTGTCAAAGTGCAAGTCCCCTTTCTCTAATTGCTTGACTACGGCATTGCATACCGCCAGTTGGGTGTTGAGGATGTCTTGCAAGTTGCTCGTTCCATAGAACGGTTCTTGCTGGTCTCGGATGTCCTCCTTTGTCTCATCCACCACATCCATAGCTATGACCGAAATGTTAAAGCGGATGACTTGACCAGCGATGGTAGCGGAGTTGACCATAATATGGGAGAGGGGGAAGATGGTTTGCTTGTTGATGTCAACGTCAAAGATGTCCCCGTAGGTGACTACATTGACTTGTGAGTGAGCCTCAAGGACTCCCTTTATTTTCTCCAATACGAGGTAGAAGTTTCTCATCGCTTAATGCTTTTCTTTAGTATCTTATTTTCCGTGTCTAATTTGTCTTTCTCAAAAGTCAGGTAGGTGAGTGCGAAGGCTGCGTTGAGTTTGGAAACGTCATCAAATCGGGTAGCATCCCCTTGAGCAAGAGAGTAGAATAAAGGAAACCATCCCCAGCGTCTTGAGAACTGGGACTCGCTGCTGAACTGATCTGCTTCTCCTTCGCTAAAGATGTCAGGAAAGTTCTTGATAAATCCATCCCTAAATCGCAAAAAAAAACCATAGCCCCCATTGCAGCACTCAAAGGCATCTTACGCATTAGCTCTGCTTGTAGGGCATCCGCATCGTAGTCCTTAATGCGATACCTCTTACCCATCTTTTGCACGATAGGGCGGTATAGCACCGCCATCGTTTCGTTCATCCGTTGCCAGTCCGTGATGGTGGTCTCAATGTCGTGAAGCTCACCGAAGGTGATCTCATCAAGGTTAGAGATAAAGCCGTACTCCACACCATCCATCTTGAAGGTGGATTGGAACTCCGGGCGTTTGGAGAACGCCTTGAGGAGGGTCTCGTTTATCTTGGTGATGGAGGACACCTTCATCTTTTTGATGACATCCATCTTTATACCGCAGAAAATCTCTACCATCTTACGCCCCAAGAAGTCCTCATCGCCTTCCAATTTTTGGAAGCGTTGATACTGACCAAGGGTGATCTCATCAAGGCGGTTGGGTACTATGATATTCATCTCTACTTAAATAACTTTTTTGGGTTAGCGTATCGCATACCGCCCGTAGTTAGGGCGGGAGAGTCGGTTAAAGGTAGCGTATCGCGTGGCATCAATAGCGTGATTGAATGCGTCTATTGGGCGGTTGAGAAGGTTGCCGTTCTTGTCCTCTTGCCACTTGTAGTTTTGGAATTCCTTGATAGCATTTAGAGAGTCCTTAACAACGTGGATGCGGTGACGCTTGAGGATGTCTATCCCAGCCATTACGGAGTCAGCCCCCTTTGCGGTGGGCTTTACATTCCATCCCATACGATGCAGTTCCTCAATGCTCTTTGGCTCTGCGCTATCTGCCCATATCTCATCATACCGCGTGAGGCCAAACTCCCTGAACTTGTCGCTAATGTCTTGGTTGGTGAGGTTGGTATGGTAGAGCAGCTCTTGGATGTATAGGTCATCACCGTCCTTGTAGACCTTGACCAATGAGGTAGGGTCATTGGTGAATCCGAAGTCAAGACCCATCGAAACGAGGTTGCCCTTTGGCTCATCGGCTATTTGGAATTGGAAGATGGTGGCGCGGGACATACCGCGCTCACCCAAGCCATAGATACGCCAGTAGTCCTCATCGGTATCTCGTAGCCTCTCAATCTCCTCCCTGATGCTTGGATCAAGAAAGTGATTGTCTTTATAGGTTGTTTGAAAGAAGTCGCAGTCATCGCGGGGTATCACCCTATCGTAGATCCAATGGAAGGAATCGGATGGGTTGTAGTCAAGGATGATGCGCCCATCGGTGCGGAATACGAGCTGCTGCCAGTCCTCTAAAAATAGCTCGTTTGCTTCGTTGATGAAAAGTAGGTTACGCTTTCTACCGCGAATCTTTTGAGGCTGATCAAGCGAGATAAACTCAATGAGGTTTCCGTTGAGGTAGTATTCGTGGTTGGACTTGTTGTGGTGTTCCTCTATGTAGAGGTCGTGTATTCTTAATATATCAAAGAAGTCCCTCATTACCGATGCCCGGAGGGAGGGGAAGGTCTTACGGCAGATGGTTATGGTTTTGTCCGTCTCTTGCTCGGTATACTTAAAGATGATCCATAGCAAGATATTGTAGGTCTTACCACTACGAGTACCACCTTGCTCTACGATGATTTTCTTATCCGAGCGCAGTAGGTGTCCGAATACCTTATTGGTTTCAATCTTCGCCAAGAATCTCTATTTGGAACATCTTACCTCCGGTAGCTTCTATCTCTTGGCGTTCTACATAACCTCGCTTCTTACCCTTTGTTTTTAGGTAGAAGATTGTCGCGGTGGAATTGCCGTCTTTAATTTGCTTATGCAGTTGACTTTCTGCGAAGTCAATAGCCACATCGTTTAAGTCCTCTACGGCCTTTTTGTATTCGGCATCCTCTTGCATCCATAGGTAGTGCGTAGTGCGCCCAATACCTACCGCCTTACAAGCGGCAGTTACAACGCCCAAAGATTTCTCCAGAGCATCAAGCATTGCCTTTTTATGTTGTTCAGTTTTGTCCATACGGCTTACCGTTTA